AAGCAGGCTGGCGGGCGGGTTGCCGGAGCCGTCATCGACTGTCACCACGAAAAACCCCATCTGCGTGGCGCCCGCCTGGTTGATATTCTCGTTGATCGCGTAGCTCAGCCCTTGCTGGATGCCGGCAATGGCCGAGCCGATGGCGAGATTCGTGGCACGCGAGAGGCTGGCGAGGTAGTTGCCGAACCGGCCCCGGAAAGATGCATCGCTTTCCGCATCTATACCGCCGGTCAGGGCCAAGGGATTTGTCACCGTATCCAAGCCCGGCACGGCGCTGCTCAACAGGCTGATCGCGCCTGGCTGGACATTTCCAGCGCTGCCCGCAACGCTTGCGGCGATGGCGACATTCAGATTCGCCACGCCCGATGCCAGGGTATAGCCGTTCGCCTCCGCGCTAAACGCGCCGTTCGTGGGGTCGCCGACGACCACGAAACGCTGCGTGTTGGCGGCGGTTGAAACCGCCGTGCCGACGGGAATGAAGGCGGAGATGCTCGGCGTGAAACGCGCGAACGTGACCTGCCCCGTAGCGGCCACGGCAGCCAGCCGCATGAAACCGAAATCCGCACCAAAACTATCGCAATCCGCGCCCGTGCTGGTGGCGAGCCTGGTTGTCGCCAGGCATTGCACGATCAGCCATTGCAGCCAAAGCGCCACAGAGGCATTGGCCTCCAATACCGCGCGCAAGACGGAGCCCGCGGTGAGGTCCAGCAGGCTCCGCGCGGCGCCTTGCACAGAGGCCGCCATGCCCTCCACCAGCGTGGAGAAATTCTGCAGCGATAATTGCATGAAAACCTACAAGGAAAAGGAGAGGAGGGAAGTCTGCCCGCTGGCCGCGTCGGCATAATTCACGGAGAGCATGATCGTGCCGTCATCCGCGGAATTGGCGGTGATGACGGGCACGGGTGTTGCCGCCACGCTGCTTTCCAAAAGCATTTGCGCGCGCGCCAGCCCGGCGATGGCGGAAGGCGCGCCGGGCTGGCCGACGAACTGGCCCAAGCCCGCGCCGTAGGTGAGTTGCCAGAGATAATCGCCAGGATTTGTCAGCAGCCGCCGCAACACCCGCTGCTGGGTGAGCACCGGACCTGCGCTGAGCAGCAGATCTCCCGTCGGCCCTACCGAAAGATCGCCACCGAATTGCAAAGCGAGATCGGGCATTACACGCTCACCGAAGGCAGCCCGGTTACGCCGCCTTGCGGAACGGCATGGGTGTGCGCATCATGCGCGTTGCGCAACGCGGCGAGCGTGCCATGCGCGCCGTTCTGGTCGGCAATATCGCCTGACACGACCAGATTTCCCGTGACATTTACCACAGCCGCCTGCAGCGCGATGGTTCCATCACTGTGCAATTTTAAAAAGCTCCCGCTCTGATGCTGCAACCATAACTCCCCCGCGGGCGCGGGCAGCGGCTGGTCGACAGCCGACCATACCGCGCCGACAATCACGCCCTGCTCGGCATCGCCTTCCTGCGCGATCACCAGCACCTGCGCGCCAGGCGTCAACGGCGCGGCCATGCCCCAGCCGGCGCCGACCCAGGCAGAGAGAACCGGCAGCCAGCCGCTCAGCACATTTTCTGGCTGGATCATCACGCGCGCCGCATAGGCCGAGGGATCAAAACTTGAGACCAGCCCAAATCGGGCGACGCCGGACAGGCCATCGAGCCCGCCGGCATGCGCCTTCACCATATTCCAGAATTGATCCATTTCAGCCCCTGCGAAACGTGACGAAAAAACCCGAGCGTCAGAAGATCTTCGCAAAATCCGCAAGCAACCCCGCAATGGCCGAGAGTATGCCGGTGGCCTTCGCCTGCTCGGCCGGGGCCAGCGTGGCGATGACGGGCGCCGAGGCGCTGGCCAGCGCATTTGCCGCATTCGCCGCCGTGCTCAGCGCGCTCTGATGCGCCGCGACATCGGATTCTACCGCGGCGGCCACCTCACCCGCAGCGCCAAGTCCGGCGGCAACGGCGCCTGCGATCGGGTTGCCCGTCGCCGACGCTGCAACATCTGCAACATTGGCGGCATCGTCCAAGGCCGTATTCACTTGCGTTTCAGTTGTATTGCTCATGCTACGCTCCATAAATGGCGCAACGCGCCGTTGGGTTGATAGGTGGGGTTAATGGGTGGGGTTGGATGCGGTGACGCCGGCGACAATCCCTTCGGCATCGGCGACAAGATTAACCACGCTCGCGGGCGTTTTCGTCACCAACATGTTCCGCGCATCCGAGATCGCTTTTTCCAGCTGGGACACCGTCACGCTGTTATCGGGCTGTAAAATCGCGGTCAGGCCGATCACCAGGCCCAGCAAATCTGCTGCTGGCGGCATATGATGCGTGACGATGTATTGCATCAGCGCCGTCACCGCCGTGGCCAGCCATGCCGAAAGACCGGCACGGTTGGATGGCGATTCAAAAAAGCTCTTGAGCATGAAGCCTCCTGTTTTAACGAATTCCGGTATTGGCGGCGCTCATCAGGCGATCGCGTAAGCCCGGACGGTTTGTAGAAAGCCGGATTTTGCCTCCAGCATTCGCGCCATCGCGACCACCAGATAATTCTGGTCGAGCGGCGATTGCGTCCCGCTCAGCGCCAGCGCCATGCCGGGCATTAATGTCGTATCCGCCGGCATCGTCCCCAGCAGCATCGTCCCGTGCTGGCGGATCGAAGCGAGATGATTCGCCGCAAATGCCTTTGCCTGCGCCGCCGTTAGGTTCGGGCGAATGAGCGTCGTCGAGGGCCCATTGCCTTGCACCTCTGCCGAGGCCGCCTTGCTGCGCGTGTTCCAGGACTTCACCACGGCCCGTGTCGGCAAGCTCGCCGCAATGTCGATCGACAGCGATATAAAATTCTGGGGGCTTACAGATACCGAAGCCGCGCTGGGATAGGGGCCGAAATTCAGTGTCGTTCCCGTCACCGATAGCGAAAAATTCTCCGCCTGCGCCAAGGAACATAGCAAATTCCATTCCGTGGTCATTCTGGAATGCAAGCCCAACGCATTGCGCGCATGGTCCAGCTCGTAATACTGTCCAACCTGGGTTGCCGTCGGCGTCACGTTCGCTGCGAGTTGATGGCGTCCGGCTAAAGTCGTCGCAATCTGGCTGGCTGTCTGGTTCGCAAAGGTCTCCGATATCTCGCTGTCGATCAGCTTTGCCGATAAATCCCGGCCCGATAGAACCGCAAGATTTTCGGAAAACTGGATCTCGATATTGTCGATCTGCCCGATCAGCAGAACGGCGAATCCCATCCCGTTCAGCGCGGCTTCGATGGTGATCGTCTGCAACCCCAATGCGGCAAAATACCCCGCTGTGGCGAACGCCGCCGCACCCATGCCAAAGCCGAGCTGGAAACGATCCGCCGAAAAATAACCCACGGATTCGATTTTGAGCGACACCGCGCCGGGGATGACGACACCGCCCACCGTCACACGCAGGCTTGGTTGTTCAAACGGCAATGCCGCCCCCCGCAGATGCGTCGACCGGCGGAATCACCAAGGTATTCACACCCTGCAATACGGGGTCGGACAAGTTATTGAGCTGCGCGATTCGAATCCATTGCGTCGCATCGCCAAGATATTTCGCCGCCAGCTCAAAGAGATGACCCCCCGCGACCGTGATACGCTGACCGTCCATCATAACGCATCCTCCAGATTCCGCGCGGCGCGATTCACATAGCCGCTCATGCCAGTCAGCGCGGCCAGTTGCGACGATGCTGTGCCAAGTCCATTCACCGCTGAAACACCTGCCCCCGCATCCGCCGCGCCATTCAGCGCGCCTGCACTTCCGCTGAGCGCCGCGCCACTCGTTGCAACGGCATTGCCCAACAATCCTTGAACGGCGGAAAACCCTGCAAGCGCCGAGGCGCTCAATCCGCTCACCGAGACGCCCGCCTGCATGCTGAGCGCACTCGCCACGCTGAGATCGTTACCCACCAAATCGGCAACGGGCGATGCCAGCACAGCCAGAGCGGCCACAGGATCGCTCACCACGAGGCAGCTGATCGAAAATGGGATCAAATTCGGCTTGCGATATTCCGCCGAAAACGCCTCAATCACCACCGTATAAAAGAACCCGTCCCAAACCAGCGGCAATG